AACCTGTCATGTGACCATGAGTCCAAGCACATGGAATAGTTTTGATGGTCATAACTTGATGAAAGCCTTCAGGAACTGCAACAGATACCTTCTTATATCTTTCAGGGTTAGCTTTCATTATCTCTTCACATATCTGCAAGTGCATAGTATCTGTGTTATCTAATCTGTTAGTAACGACTTGACCTTTTTGTGACCTAGAAGCTTCGCCATGATTTCCTGGAGCTCCAGCTAATACAAGTTTATCTGCATGTGGTAAGAATGTCTCAACTGTTTTCATCATCATAGACCTAGCCAACGCATACTGTTCTATCATTGTTAACTCAATATTAAATGGCTGACTATCGTAGAAACCATAACAGTTTTCTGTAAGGTCTCCTAGTCCAATCATATATATCTCATCTATCTGGACACCTGCCTTACGCAGTTCCTTAATTCTATTTACTGCATCTTGTAGAGCTATATCGTAGCGTTTAAGTGTGTTCTCAACGCCATAATCTTTCTTACCTAGCTGCCAATCAGCCATAAAAAACAAAAAAGCAGTATCTCCTCCATGTGTTTTAACTTTTAATGGTGGTTTTTTACCTGCTTGTTTGAATAATGCTTGAAAATACTTGTCTTGTCCAGGTCTTTTCTTCTTTACAAGCCCTTTAAAGGCAAAAAATGTCTCTGTTCTTCCTCCTTTTAGTTGAACTTGCCATGAAGATGACCTAACTGTACCCTCAATCTCGTATAATTTAGGGTCATACCCCCATTGTTTTAGAATTTCATCAAACTTATTGTTGTAGTTTGGGTCTGTTCCAACATGTGTGATTTCACCTTGTCCAGTTTGGTCATTAATATCTACGCCAGGCTTCCAACCTGACTTATAGAAGTTATTACCCCACTCTTCAGGTGTGTTATTCTTGGACATCTGTCCTCCTTTGCCCTGTCATTGACAGTTTACTACAAAGATAAGACAGTTTCTACTACTTAGTTATTTGTTTTTTTGCGTATGTCTTGATGACTGCAAGTGCAGCACCACCACCAGCTAATGCAGCTAACTGAATTGTTTCAGCTTCTACACCAACTAATGGAGCAACTGTTAATGCACCAATGAACGCTTCAATGAAGGTCCAGGCAGTTCTTTCAAGCATATCTTTGAGGTCTACACTCATTCTATACTCCCACGATTCTGACCAAGGTGTCCACCATAAGTCCTTCTTGAACTTACCATCTTTGTCTCTTGCTCTTTTAAATCTTTCAAACATTATGTTATCAATCTACCTTTCAACATAGCATTACCTATCAAAACATTACCATTTATTTCCTGTAATTTATCGTAAACTGTGGTGGCTAAAACAGTATGGTCTTTTGCTTGATTATCTACATCTTTATTTAATAAATTGTTTATTGTTGTGTATTCTATGGTCACATCTTTGCCTTGTAGTAACTGTCCTGCTACTTTTGCATACATTTTCTTGTAAGCTACAGCACTACTGCCTATAAAACCATCTTTAGATACTTCTAAATCTTGTTGTGTTTCTCCTACGATTAAACAACCTGATGTATGTTCATCAGTATTGCCTGTGTGTATAAGTATATAAGTAAAGTTAGGCACATCTTGTATATGCAACATACCATAATGGGCATTCTTATAGCGTTCACTATATTTAGCGTGGAAACCACCAGTCTTTCTAAACTTAATATCATAAGTTCCCTCTGGTATGCAGGTCTCGTGCATAACTTTTACTGCTTGATACTGGTCTTCTAGTGTATAACACTCAAAAATACCATCTATAAATAGCAACCCATTCGTTGCATCTGTCCCAAATTGTGTTCTAACTACAGTCAGTTTCACCTATACCTCCATATTTACAAACACACACGCTTATGTGTGTTCCATTTTTATCTATATAAGTATAACACTTACTCTCCACCACAACAGCCACTACCACAACAGTCCATTATCCTCCTACCTTAAATAATATTTCTCTAATTACTTCTTCTATTACTATTAAATTTTGATTAAATCCTGCAATAGATTCTTGATAAGCAGATACTTGTGCTTTAAGTGTTGCTACTTCTTGTTGTAAATCATTAACAGTTTTAAATAACCAACCTACTAAAGCAGCTAATCCACCTTGAAGTATTTGACTTAAATTAACTTTGGCTTCCATATAATTACTTTCTAAATCCTATTGTTAACAACCATATAGCCAATGTAATTAGTGTTGCAAGTCCAGTAACCTGTTGTGCAGAACCAGTAAGTGTAAGCGTAGCAATAACTAAACCAACCAAAGTCCAACTAAGGTTTAATGTTTCTTTAATTGCTTCTACTAACCAAGTCCATAGCTTGTTAATCATAGACTTCTCCTAAATACAAAAGCTGCCATACTAGCTATTCTAGTCAAGATTACAGGAACTACTACCTCTTGTGCTTTTTCTTTTTGGTCTTGTGTCATATCATCTCCAATATTTCCTATTGTTACTCCTTCAAAATCTAAATCTATAAATGTTTCTATTGGATTCTCTAAGAATGCTTCGTACTGTACCTCTGTAACAA